GTCTCTTGGTGTTCTCAGTGCCCAAGGTAATTGATACCTGATAAGCAGAAGAAAGCTTTACGGAAGAGTTAACTACTGATACATCAGCCTCGCCCCTGATAAGGAAGGAGTTGCAGCTGTTCACCTTCACAAGGTTCTTATTTACCTGCAAAGCCTGTACCTTCACATATCCACTCTCAGCGTCACCAATCTGCTGTGTGGTCTTGGTGAAATGACCAGTCTCACCACCAAATGTGTTTGTTGAAACACCCTGTGAGTCAAAGGTAAGCTCTGTTGTGCCAATGAACCAGTGCATGTTGGCATCAGAGATGGAAGCCAAGCCATTGCCACTGCCTACCTCTGAGGAGTAAGCTAAGAACACCAAGATAGGTTTAGTTGCTCCACTAGCCTCGAAATCTGGAGTGATATTGGCAGGAGCATCAACATCACCAAGATAAGTTTGATACAAGTCACCCAGTTGGCACTGAATGACGGTATAGAAGGTAGTACCATTGCTTACAACGGTAATCTGACCTGTAGTAGACGCTTTAGCCATTGTTCACCTCACTTTCTTTGTTTTCATCACTTCCAATAGCTGCTTCCTCCTTCTCATCAGGGTCATAGCACTTGGCAGGATTTTCTATAGTTCCATCAATTTCCATGCGTGTTTGCTCTGGAGTAAGGAGAGCACCACCTACAGCCTTTGCCCTGTCGCTGAGGGTAAGCCCTGCAACACCATTCAAATCACTCTGAAACAAGATGATGTTTCCGTCGGCACTCTTGGTGCCAGTAACAAAAGAGGGAAGGATTCTATCCTTCACCTCTGGTTTCACTTTTACATAATATGCCATATTCGAATATTTTATAGATTAAACAATCACAGGTTTCTCAATGAGGCGAGCATCATCATCCACAAGATAGCTACCCTCGTCATCCACCATGGCTGTAGTTGCACCACGGTCACAAATATCAAGCTGTATGAACTTCACGGCATCAGCCTCAACGGATATTTCCTTGCCAGTTCCCAGTAATGTTCTGTTGGTAGATACTGTACCATCATCATTCTTTGCAGATGTACATAAATACCATTGTGCAAAAGCAATGTTTTCCCAGTTAGGTATCTCGCCTTGCGTATCAGAAACAATAGCTTTCAGAAATACATTTGTCTTACCTGACACCCTTGCATTGGAGTTGGTGAACATTGCCTTGATGGCAGGGAAGCATCTCACCAAACTAGTGGTTGCTATAGGGTCACCAGCCTCAGGCTCAGAAGGTAATTTCCCATCAATTCTATAGGCGCATCTTACCTCATAGGAAATGCCATCACCCATTTTGTCTCGGTCAACAGTGATTGATGTTATTTGTCCATTCTTGCCCTTTGTGACAGAACTAATTTCCCAGTTCTCCTCATCGTCCTCACCATTAATAAGAGTCTTGGTTTTGTCATTCATCACACGGTACCAGAAAAGCTTCACCTTACTGTCCTCCGTCATCTTGTATGAGCCAACCATCACAAGAGCATTGATAGTTCTGCTAGACTGCTGACGGAAGGGATTCCACCTGTCAGTGTTAGGCATATCCAAGGTAATCGAAGCCCTGGCATCAGTCACATCCTCCAATACCAAAGGAATGTCTTTGAGGAAACGATAAGTGTAACCACTCACTGCCTCTTTCCACACACCAATAAAGCGAAGGGTTCGCCTAATACCAATGACAGCATTGGAACTGACCGTTATCTGTCCCTTGCTATCACCAGACACCACAACTTGATAGCCTTCCTTGGTGCTACCATTCTGTGTAGCGATCTCCGTCTGTCCTGAGGATGTAACCTCCAACCATCTGAATGAAGCCAATGTTGCATTCACCATGATAGAAGACACCGGGCTATCAGGGTCTATGAGCTGGCATTCTGGGAACACCACCAAGTTAGACTTGCTATAGTCTGGCGTGAAGAGATTTGTGACTGCGTCATAAGTTTGACGATTCACCGTGTTGGTTCTCACTATCATGTTACAACACTGATGATAACCAATCGGCTGAATGTCTATCTGACGTAAGTCTGTTTGTGCTAATATATTGTTTGCCATATCTACTAAGCTTAAAAAGTTACAGTTTTCTGAGTCTTCTGCCATTCACCATTTGCGTCATATTCAGCTTCACAAGTAAAGTTAACATGACCTATTTGATAGCATTCCTCTCCAAGGTCCTCAAAAGATATTGGTATGGAAAGCTTACTATTCTCATGAGCCTTATTCCATAACTCATCTGCCTCTTTGTTGCCACTATCACGAGTCCATTTGATATTAGTGATTTTATCTGTTACATTGTTCACATACCATTTGGCTCCAACTGACAATGTTGTGAATGCAGCATAAGTTCCATCAGCTCTTGTCTGGGTAATGTTTGACAACTTGAAAGTCCAACCTCTAGAGGAGTTAATATCAACGATAAAACCATTCTTTACCAGTACAGAAATTATGTTGTCTGTAGTATCATGGATACTGTCTAGCTCTTCTGTAACAGCCTTTTGGCTCATTACATCCTCCTCTGAATAGCCTGTTTCTTGTACAACATTGCTCTTGTTGAACTTTGAATCAACAGAATCTAATGTTTCTCTAATGTCGGATGTGAGCTTTTCTTTTGTAATAGTGTTGTTGGCAATCTTATCAGCAGTTACAGAACCGTCTATAATATCACCTTCGCCGACCACGAAGTCAGATATTTCTTTTTTTTTGATTAAGGGAACTTTTGTTCCTAATTTTAAATCTTCTCTAAATGTAGGCATATTTAATTTCTTTTGGTTCTGTAGAAGTGAATATTTGGATTTGGACGGTATCGGGGATGACCGAGATACGGAACTCGAAGGACTGGGTGTCCTTGTGACGGCGGATTGGTATGCGAGGGAAATTGCCCTTATCGTCGGACTGGCGAATAACCACCTTGCCCTTCTCTTTGAGGTCTATCTTTAGGAAGATGTCTCTATGGAGGGTGAGGATGGGCGTAACCCAAGCTAGCTCGTTGGCATCGTATGTGGCTTGAATATTCTCCATATCGTCTTTACTTTGAGGATTGATTAACGCCAAGCTGTTGCAGGGCGATGGTGTACATCTGGCTAGCCTTTGTATCGTCGTAGGCAGAGAGGAGCAGGAAGGCAATGTAGTAGACGAAAGCATTCTTTAACTTGTCGGGTACAGATATTTCTGTCTCTGAATCTGTGTTGACGTTCTTGGGCAAACCTACGTAGGAGATGACAGCTTCTGTGGTCTTGGGCTGCAAGAGAATCCTGATTGGTGTCTCTCGCATGATAGCCGCTTGAGGGCGGTCTACCGTTCCCATGGACGTGTCATCGAACATCATTAAGGCTTCATCGTCGGTGTCCTCTATAGGAGCGACTGCCTTATACCAACTATCGCCACGGACACGTGAGATATTGATTACCTCGGTATTCTCGTCCATCGTGATGACTCCTATGTTGCGTGTGGCATCGTAATCGGTCACCTTGATGGTGGAAGTGGTGGTGCCTATCAGCTTGGAGTCGGACAAAACGGAAGAGGAGGCTGCGGTGATGGCGAGCCAGTGGAGGGCATCGTTTATCTTGGCACGGATGATGTTGTCCATATAGAGGTCGTCCCTCTCATCGGTGAGGTCCGATGTGTTGTTGGATTCCTCGTCTATGCACCAACGTACCTGCTTGATAATTTCCGATACTGTCATTTCGTTACACCTTTTATATATATTACTCGTTGAAGTCTGGGAAGACTAGACCAGCCTTTGAAGCGTGCTTCATTGCGGTGGCGAGGGTCTTGCAATCCTTGTCAAACCGCTCGTTCACGTAGGCGATAACCTCGTCGGTGGTGCGAATGTCCTTGACCTCCTCGGTCTTTGGCTGCTTTTCAGTAGGAGTTTCATTATTTTCCTTCTTCAAAGCATCGAGCTCACCGGGGTACTCCTCTTCCGTGCGCTCCAATACTACCGTGTTGTTGGCGAAGAGCAAGCTGGACTCCAAAAGTTCCTGCGCATAACGGTTGCGAAGCGTGATGGAAGGGTATTTGTTGGTGATGACGTTACCATTGGTGAAATTATAACGCATCTGATTACCCTGCTTACCCTCTAGCAAGTAACTGATATTGTTGTTCTGTACTCTTGCGTTGTATGTCTTGATCATATCTCTGTTTTGTAAAATGGGGACAGGGCTTATTGCACCTGCCCCCCCGTGTGATTATATATTGTATGAAAAGAAGCCTTCGTATTACTGAGCGGTGTCCTGACCTGTGTAGATAACCCAAGCGGAACCAGTGTAATAGTATACGGTACCCTTCTCGTAGGTCTTATCATCCGTAGGAGAATTAGAACCCTTCACGGTGTAATCCTGTGTGAGGGCAACCTTCATGCCCTTGGATGGAGTCTCAGGCAACGTCTTTGCAGACATGATGGCACCGAGCGACTCTGTGGCAATCTGCGCAATCTTCTTGGCTGGACCAACCAAGATGGAGTTGTAACCACGAAGTGCAACAGAATCAGCCTCCTGATGAATCCAACGCTTAGCGTCACGAACCTCGCCGCCACCCTTGGACATATCATTGGTCTGCTCCTTCTTGCCAATCTTGACGTAACGACGTGAAGCCTTAGGGTCGAAGATTACCATGAAGTCGGACATGCCCATGAGATCGAGGGTCTGGGTCCAAACGAAATCAATGGAACCGAAGGTGTCCTTGAATCGCTTGAAGGAAAGGTCGAACTCGTTGTGATTGATGAAGTCGTTCTGGTGAGAGCCCTCTAACTTGATATTCTCCAAACGCTCGATGGCATTCTTGCCACAGAAAGCAAAGCAGCGGTCGTTCTCTGAGAACTCGGTAAACTGGAGTTTGGAGATAGCGATCATGTCGCCCAAGGTGTACTCATCGCCAATGCCATAAGTATTGGTAAGCTGATTGATGATACCCTCCGAGGTGAACACGTCCTCAATCTGACCGTCACCAGTCTCAGCCTTGAAGCGAGACTTGCAGCCTAAGAGGTAGGTGCGTTCTGCACGGAGGTTGTACTTGATGATGGCATCGGTCTTGAGGTCGGCAACCGTGATAGGCTGTTCCTTCTTAACCTTCTCGTAGTCATCGGTGAAGACGATGTTCAAAAGCTTCTTCTGAACATAAACCTCCTTCTCACGTGGCTGGAAGTTCTCTGGGGTGATGGTAAGCTGAGACTCTGAGGCTGCGGATGCACCTGCAAGGAACGTTGTGCCGATAGGAATCTCTGGGCACTGCATATTGTCGAGGTTGATGCGAGAATCACCTGCGGTCTTTGGCTTTCCATTGACTGCCTGCATGACTGCCTTCTTACCATTAGCCTCGATAACGTAGAGCATCAAGGTACCCTCACGCTTTTCCTGTGAGCCCTCGGCGTAGCCAGCTACACCAGAAGCGAACACCGTAGTACCTTTGTAGAAAGGTCGAATGGAACCAGAGAAGTTTGATGAATTAATCTCGATGGTATCACCCTCAGTAATCTTGGCAGTGGTCTGACCGTCAAGGGTCTCACCGCCGACTCGCTGATGGGAAATATTCCAGTTCTTAATCTGCACGGTCTTAGCCATGCGGCGAACGATGGAGAGCAAAGGAGTCTTGAAAGGATAGAACTTGACAATCTCGCTATCCCACTCCTTATCGAGCAAACCACCCTCTCGGAGCTGCGTGGAAGATGCCTGTGAACCAGTAAGGTCTTGACCGTCCTTCTTGCCACCAGGGCTAAGTCGGTCGCTTGTATTTTTATCTACTGGCTCTTTCTCGGCTACCGTAGCTTTGCTGGCAGGGTCTACGCCCTCGTCGCCAATCTGAGTTTCGGTAAGGTCTGCCATAGCCATTGCGCCACCGCCTGTAGCAATGGCAAGAAGCATCAGAATCATCTTGAAGACGAACTGATGGTTAGAAAAATAATTAATTACTTTCTTCATTTTTGTATATATTTATTTTGTATTATGGATTTGATTAACTGCGAATGTCGTCCCAGAAACTTTCTCGCTTTCTCTTGCTGGCTGGCTTGTTGCCGCCACCTGCACTAGAGAGTGTTGGTGGAATACCCTCAGACTCGGAGGAGCGAACCTTGTTCTGAATCTTCTCGTTGCGGGCTTGCATGGCTGCCTCGTCACGTGCGGAAGCGATGTCGGAATCATAGTTGTAGGCTTGCTGGAAAAGCTTCCATGTATCGGAGGAGATATTGCCTTCCTCTGCATCGGCGATAACACCCCATACTTTTCCGTAGAGGTCGTTAGCCTCATCCTCGGAGAGACCTAACTTGTCGAGAGCCTCACGTGATTTCTGCAAGTTCTTCATCAGCTGTTCGCCATGTTTCTCTTGCTCGGCAACCTTCTCCTGATACTCGGTAATCTGGTCGGCAACCTTCTTGCCCAGTTCCTCGTCTTCGAGAGCAGCCTTGATGTCGATGCCCTGTGAAGCCATCCACTCGAATGGGTGCATACCTTTTCGGGTAGAGTCGAGCACCATGGCAGCGAGCCACTTGTTGTTGTCGAGCATCTTTGACAACGCCTGTCCGCTCTCCTCGTACTTGCCGAGTGCGTCGGCATCATCGTTCATAGCCGCATAGCGTGCTTCCTTATCCTCAAAGTCGATGTCCTTGTGTCGCTTGGAGAAACGCTTGGAGAACGCCGTGCGATTAGGTCGCTCGTCTACAGGAGGAGCAGCCTCGGCAGACTCAGCAGGAGCAGCATTCTCTAGAGCTGCCTCTGCATTCTGTTTTTCAAGTTCTTCTTTTGTCATAATTTTTCTTTAACCGATTAAACTTTGTGGCAAAGATGCAAAGAAATCGGAATCGTGTTTCCGTGTTTCCGAGGCATATTATATTTGCTCGGAAACACGGAATAGAAAAAGGGCAATATGGCTATTTTTGCGCCTATATTTATAATAATGTGTAAAAAAATGGCAAAGACCAAAATACTGACACTTAGCAAGGTGATGCCACGGCGCAACACATACGACTCGGTGAAGGCACGAAAACGCAGACAGGAGCACGGAACGGACATGGAGCTGCTGACCCGATGCAGGAACGCTTGGAACAACCTGAGCGGCGTGCGTGAGACGAGAGCCAGAACCATGAGATACTGCACAGGCGACCAATGGAGCGACATCATCAGAGTGTACAAAGATGGCTGTTGGGAGGAAATGACAGAGCGCACTTATATGGAGAAGCGCAACATGACCCCGATGAGCAACAACATCATGGTGAGCATCTTGGAATCAATAGCAGGTCTCTATGCCAAGCAGGGCACGGAGCCAGTTTGTTTTGCGAGAGACAACGAATCAAGGCAGTTGAGCGACATGATGAGTGCCACGATGCAGTGTAACTGGCAGACCACGGAAATGCAGGACCTACTGAACCACGCCATCAAGGACTACCTACAAGGAGGACAGATGTTTGTGAGGGAGAGCTGGGAAGACAAGGAACTGGAAATGCCAGACGCTTGGACGGAGCTGATGGAACCAGACCACATGTTTTTTGAGTGTGGCAGCGACCCAAGACACAACGACCTCAGCTTGATAGGCGTGCTGCATGACGTGAGCAAGGAAGACCTGTATCAGAAATTTGCCAGAGAGGAATATGGGCTTACCATCAACGACCTGAATAGTATCTTCGACATACAGGATTCTTACGAGAGCGAAGGTGGCTATGAGTTTAACGAGGAGAAATCGTTGGAGAACCTCAGCTTCGATTACAGCAACAAGGGAAAGCACTACGTGAGGGTGATTGAGGTATGGACCACAGAGACCAAGCCAAGGCTGCAATGCTTCGACCCGATAGCGTCAAGTGGCAACAACGCATATTTCCGCATAGACCTAGAAGACACGGCTATGATAAACAAGCTGAGAAACGACAACATCAAGCGTGAACAGCAATATGAGGAAATGGGCGTGCCAGAGGACGAGAGAGCCTACATCAAGAGTTGGGAGGTAGCAGATAAGTACTGGTACTACACCTATATGGCACCAGACGGCACGGTGCTCTGCCAAGGGGAAACGCCATACGACTATAAGAGCCATCCCTTCACGATGAAACTATATCCGTACATCAACGGAGAGATTCACCCCTTCATGGCGAACGTGATAGACCAACAGCGGTACATCAACCGACTAATCGTGATGAACGACATGGCATTGAGAAGCAGCTTCAAGGGCTTCAAGATGATACCAAGGACCGTGCTTGGCGACAGGACACCAGAACAATTCATGCAAGAAGCCATCGAATATGACGGATGGATATTCTATTCGCCTAAGCGAACGATGCCGAACGTGAAGCCAGAGATTATCACCAGCAACGCCGTGAACATCGGCACCAACGAACTGCTGCAGATAGAGCTGAACCTGATAAGGGAGGTAACCAACGTATCGGGTGCCTTACAGGGAAAGACACCAAGCGCAGGTACATCGGCGGCAAGATATGCGCAGGAGAGTCAGAACGCCACCACCTCGCTCTTCACTATACTGAGCGATATGGAGGTGTTCACCGAGCGACTGGCTACCAAGAAGTGCATGACTATACAGCAGTTCTATGAGGACGGTAGGAAAATATTTGACAAGAGCGGATTGAACGTATATAACTACGACCGACTTTCGGCTAGAGACATCCACTTCAAGATAAGCATCAAGAACGCCGCAGCGACCGCTGCATACAACACGGCACAGAACGACGAGTTGAAAGAACTGCTCGGCATGGGAGCCATCAACCTTGTGCAGTACTTGCAGAACGTAAACGAGCCATACGCAGACAAGCTTTTGGCAAGCGTACAGGAACAGCAGGCGCAACTGGAAGCTATGTATCAGCAACAGGCAGCACAGCAGGGCGGCGTGCAGCTTGATGAGAACGGACAGGTGCAGGGCGCAGACCAGAACGCCGTGAACCAATTCTTTAACTATAACAACGTGGCATAATGAGCGAGAAAACGATAAACATCAATGTTTCGGACCTAAAAAAGATGGTAAAGGAACAGCTTTCATTTGTCGGAAAGCGACAGGGTGACAAGCAGGGAAACACCATATTTGCAGGTGTTACCCTATCGAGCACCGAGGAGGCTATCCTAGACAAAGCCATCCATGGAGCGGCTGAGACGTTCGCCAGCGAGCTATCACCCAAGATAACGATCTACAACGAATCGGGTGCGGAAGGCACGCTGACCTTTAGTACTTATGGGCTAAACGATGCCAAGGCAGGAGCGGTGGAAAACATCTTTACCAACTATGCCATCGCCTACATTGGGAAGGTAACGCTAGGGAAGAATTATCCAGAGCTAGCGAAGGAATTTGCCGATGAAACGGCTAGCTATCTGGAGAGTGCCATCAAGCTGGCTTACTCCATAGACGCACCATCAAAAAGCGACAAGACCCTAAAGGACATGACAGGCACGATGTATAATGATGACGGAACGCCATTCAGGGGTGTAATTTAAAACTGAAAAGAATATGATTATAAAATTCCAAATCGTAAAACAGGCTGTGGTTAATGCCGTGAAGACAGCCACCTATCTAAAAGGAAAGATAGACGAGGCATCGGACCCGAAGGCTGCAAAGCTTGCAGGGCAGGAGATAGCCACGGATGACGAGGTACACGAAAGCACCCTCACGAAAGACTTTGACACTGCGCTGGAGATATTGAAGACCTTCTTCGTGGACTATCTAGTGTCAACGCCTCAGACCGTTGGCGACAATGTAATCTACTACGGCGACAAGACGGACGGCGTGGTGGAGTTTACACTATCTGTCTCTAGACGATACAACGGAACGCTGACCGATGCGCTTGCTAGACTCTCGGCAAAATATGTAGAGGACTACATGATATTCCAGTGGTGGCTTAAAACCACCAACCTGAAACAAGCTGAGCCTTATCAGGCGGCACTCGGCGTGGATGAGCAATCCATCAGAAAGTGCTTCGTGATGAGCGGTCCGATACTGCCAACGGTGCCCTACCCAACCGAGTTGACAGCCAAGGTGAACGGCGAGGGCGTGGAGGGAGAGATAACCCTGGAGAAGGGAGAGGAAGCTACCCTATCCTACTCGCTGAACAGTGGTGCCATCGACGACATAGAGGCAAGGAGCGAGAACCCAAGCATCGTGGAGATTCACAGATGCAGGGAGCGCAGGGCTTTCACCCTTGTGCCCAAGAACACAGGGTTTTGCAAGGTGCAGCTGTGGTCCAGACACAGCGACAAGCTGAACTTTGATTGTGACGTAATCGTAACAGAGGAGGAAGGATATGACGGAATTTAACTCATTGCACCCGATGCACTTTGATAGAGAGCGAGGATGGGAACCGGTGTCCAACCCATTCTTACCTCGCCCACCTAGACCTGCGCACCGATATTTTGATAAGCACATCTTCATCTACGCCAACCAACTATGGTATGACATAGATGCAACGACAAGTCTTGTGGGAAGAAACAGACGTGGCAACCAGACGAGCCAAGAGGAAATGGTGCCAACGAGCGAGAACGACCAAGAGAGACCGATGTTCTACCGATGGTTTGACAAATACCTACAGAAAGCAGAGTCTGTTCTGTCGGCTTACGTGATGAAACCAGAGGGCAGAGTGAGAGACAACGCCTTGAAGGAATGGGAAGAGAAGGATATATGGCTGAGGATGCCCGACTACTGGGACGATACAAGGTTAGACAGCTTGGTGTCAGCCATCCACGACTACATCATAGCTGGCGCACTCTTGGAATATTTCAAGCTGACCCTCACCAGCAAAGACCCACTGACGGTAGACAAGGCAACGGACCTAGAGGACGCTGAGCTGGAAATGATAGACTGCGCCAACGCAACCAAGGCAGGGGCTATGATACATACCCTCAAGCCATTTGGATAATGTAAAAAAATATAGCTTATGGAAGATTTCGAATACCAGACCGTAAGGGAACTGCAGAAGGAAAGGGCTGAAAAAGCCAAGAAAATTCTGCCTGTCAACAAGAGCGCACAGAAGGAGTTCTTGCGAGACCTCTTGGCTCGACACCAAGAACGGTTTGAGGAAAAGATGATAGAGCTGTCGGAATACGACCCCAAGACATACTGCACCATCTACGCCAACCTGATGAAGCACATGATACCAAAGCAGAGCGAGGTAAGCGTGACGCATGGGCTGGACGAGGACTTCAAGCAGTTGGCAGCCCTCAGCATGACAAAGGTGGGCGACGACAAGACGCTGGGTGTGACTACATCTCCACAAATACAAGACGTGGACTTTGAGGAACTAAACGATTTGGCGCATGGCACTGGTAACTGACAAAGAAATAGACGACCTCGTAGCCGAGAACCGAAGACGGTATGACGAGATATATGGCACCTACGACCCATGGACTGGCGAAAACTGCTACGACATGGAACATAGGGAGATATTGGAGTTGCCAGACTTCATGATCAAGAAGATGTGGGTACCAAGGGAGTGCATGCGTACCTTATTATATAGGGGACTGAGACAGGTGGGCAGTCTGAAAGAATACATCATACAGGTGTGGGGCAAGGAGTATAACGAAAAAAGCTACTACACCAAGCAGCTCATCATGGTGCTGACCTTCGAAATCATGAAGGTGAGATTCAGGGAAGACCCCGAGTTTGCGCTGTATGCGACCGACAAGATAGAAGACAAGGTGACAGGTAACATGATACCCTTCAAGCTGAACTATCCACAGAGAAAGCTATTGAAGATATTCGAGGACCTGCGCACAAGCGGAGCAGCCATCCGAGTAGTCATATTGAAGGCTCGTCAGTGGGGAGGCTCTACCCTAACCCAGCTCTACATCAAGTGGCTGCAAGACTTTAGAAGAGACGGATGGAACGCCATCGTGCTGGCACAGCAGAAGAACACGGCGAAGAAAATCAAGGCTATGTACCGAAAGGCATTGGAGAATCAGCCCGGTTGGACGCTCGGACACAGCGGTGCCAAGCTACAATTCTCGCCTTATGAAAACTCACCAGACGATTTCCAAGTGACGGACGGCATGAGAGCCATCAGACGAAGCACGCTGACCGTGGCATCCTTCGAGAATTTCGATAGCGTGCGTGGTAGCAACTTCCACTGCGCCCACTATTCGGAGGTGGCTTACTGGAAGAAGACTCCTGAGCACGACCCTGAGGGCGTGATTTCGTCTATCTCGGGTGGTATCAGAAACCAAGAGGACAACTTGGAGGTGTTTGAGAGCACAGGCAAGGGTAACTCAGGATTCTTCTACGAGAAATGCCAACTAGCCATGGACCCGAAGAACAACGATGCTTACTCGTTCCTCTTCATCCCTTGTTTCTTCATCGAGCACGACATGGAGGAAGTGAAGAACGAGAGAGCCTTTGCCAAGTGGTTACTGCAGAACAGAGACAAGAGCACAAACCCGAAGGGCTACCGAGAGACAGGCAAGTTCTTCTGGCGAATGTGGGAGAAGGGAGCTTGCTTCCAAGCCATCGAATGGTACAGGAACTTTAGAAACAAGTTTACCACACATGCCTTCTGCGCCACCGAGGCACCAGTGGACGAGGAAGATGCCTTCCGTAACTCTGGCAACTTGGTATTCAACCCCTATTCTATTGATGATTTGCAGAAGAAATACAAGCGTGAGCCTCTGTATACTGCCGACATCATGGTGAACACGGCGGTGAAGAACGAGCAGACCATCAACAAATCGAAGATAGACATCAGAACGGACGGCATGGGCGACTTGAAGATTTGGGCGGTGCCGAACGTGCTGCAAGTGGAAAACAGATACGTGGTGAGCGTGGATATTGGTGGCAAGAGCTCAACATCGGACTATACGGTGATGACTGTGATAGACCGCTTCGGCATGATACCAACCATCAAGGGCAAGCCTAGGGTGGTGGCTAGATACAGGGGACACGTAAGACACGACAAGTTGGCGTGGATGGCGGCAGCACTGGCTCACTACTACGATGACGCACTCTTGGTGATAGAGAGCAACACTGCCGACCGAGAAAAAAACAACAACACGGAAGGCGACCACTTCGGAAGCATCCTGAACGAGATAGCGGACTACTACGAGAACCTGTATCAGCGCACCACTAGCCCAGAGGACGTGACGGACGATGTGCTGGCTAAGTATGGATTCCAGACCAACAAACTGACGAAGGGATGGGTAATCGATAACTTGGAGCAGTTTGTAGACGATATGTTATGGGACGAGCCAGACAAGGAAATGTATCATGAGCTGAGAATCTATGAGCGACACGATGATGGCAGCCTCGGAAACATCGTAGGAAACGGCAACCATGACGATGTGCTGATGAGTACTGCCATCGGATTGTGGGTGAGTGCCAACGACATGGAGAAGCCAAGGTGGAAACAGAAGGAGAAACATAGCAGCGGTGGTGACGGCGTGCATACGGCTGCAAAAATATAACAAGACAATGGAAAGAAACGTAGAAAGAAAGACATTGAGTTTCGGCAAGGGCATGACAAACGTGCCCAGCGACCTAATGAGCGACGACTCGGAGCTGCTGGAGAGTGACGGATTCATCTATAAGGATGGAGGAATGAAGCCAATACAGAAGCCTAAGGCGGTAGATGGCATTTTCGACCTTCTATATATCCACAAGGGTGCCGACTACAGGAACTATGTGATGCTGAGGGATGCGGGCACTAGCAAGAGCCTTATCTTCAGTGGTAGCTTGGAGGACGGAAAAGTAGACCCTAACTTGTGGCAAAGCTTCGACATCACGTATAATGTGCTTGATGTGAAGAGCGTGGGAAACACCGTAGTGATAGCTACGAACGAAGGAATAGCTTATTTTCTGTACAAAGGAGGGAAATACAAGGAACTTGGAATCGGGCTACCAGACTTGGACTGCAAGTTTACCTTCCAAACGTTCGACAGGAATACCTCCGGTAACTTTAGACCCAAAGACAATGACAGAACGCCGATGAACATAGAAAACTGCGTGGGCTCTCCATCAGCCAGCGAAACAGCTTACTTTGACGCAAACGGAAAGTTTGTGAAGGTGGGAGGAAGTGGAGACGGCTACCCATCTTCTGCCGCTTATTACCACTACACAATAAAGACGGATGCGACTGAAGACAAGAACAACAAGGCATTTCAGGAAACCGTGCAAGGTCATGTAGCACAAGCCATCAACTGGGTGAAGAGCAAGAACATGTTTGCGTTCCCGTTCTTCATTAGGTGCGCCTTCAAGATGTTTGACGGAAGCTATACCAAGATAACGGCTCCCATCATCTGCTATCCAACCATCAGTAAGAACTGTAGATTTAATGGTTACAATTACGAGGATGGGTACTACGATGACTTATACCAGATGACAGGATACGAGTGTTTCTATTTTATAGAATATGCAGAGCTTTTGTTTAAGTTCGGTCATATCAGCGAAGACTGGAGCGACATCATCAAGGAAATAGTGGTATTCGCCTCGGACCAGGTGCTGCCTTTCCATCTAGACAGGGGATGGCATTTTGACTCTCCAAACGACACATACATGAAGCCATACGCTAACTATGGTTTTGGGCAGTATCAAGAAGCTGTGTTTAACTACGACAAGAAAGCAACACCTGAGAAAACGCAAGGAGTGCATGACGAGATACAACCAGACTATAAGACTGACAAAGAAATCATAGAGGAACTGAAGAACAAGACGCAATTCTACAAGCTATTCTCCGTAAGCATGTCTAGCAGTAGCGTAGGCGGAGAAGACTGGCACCACACCGTAAACGGCTCCCATTATGGCGACCCTACCTTTATCGGTGACGGCGTGGTGGAAAACCTTGTGACGCAGACACAGCTCAATACGGATGATTATTACGGATGGACTAAGATGACGGCAGACAAGCTGTATACCTACAATGGTAGACTGCACATGATAGGCGTGAAACGCTATCCGTATGAAGGATTCAGCACGCTGGTTGGCAGGGAGGTAGACTTGTCGAATGACAACGTCTATTATATGCTGACGCACATCGTGACGAATGGCTATGATGCGTGGGTTGCGAGGAACTATGTAACGAGCGACTCTTTCCTAAGGGGATGGCTATATTATCCTGACCCCAACGCAAGGGAAATCATACTATACTCTGGAGGAAGATACCTGAACATTCCGCTAGAGACCCATCCAATGCTAAACGGAGCCTACTCTTTCACCAACCTACCCTCGAAAAATGGGGATGCGACGTTTGAGGAAATGAGCGAAGAAGAGGTTTTGAAGAAAGTAACCAATCTGAACGGAGCGGAAAATCTGGACTCGCAGATTTTTACCTCGGTGGTGAACAATCCATTTTTGTTTGAGGCTTCGGGCGACAACACCGTGGGAACA